CTACAAGGACGGCATGATCCCGGTGTCGGCTAAAGATAATGATCAAATGACCCTGTACGCCTTGGGAGTGCTGAAGGAGTACATGGATGCCTCCGGTAACGTCCCCTTCGAGAAGATCAAGATGACGATCATTCAACCGAAGCTCCGGGTAAAGGGGATAAATCCGATCAGTTCTGATGAGATTCATCCTACATCTATCTCAGTGTTTATTGCTCACTATAAGGTACGGGCGGATGAGACCGACAGTCCCGACGCGCCCCTGATCCCCGGCGACATTCAGTGCAAGTGGTGTAAGGCTAAACCGTGTTCATCTCTGACTGACAAAGCGTTGGCTGATGCTCAGGTCATGTTCGATAAAGTGGGGTCGGTAGCACTTGCCCAACAGTCAGCAGATCAGGATCCCAACGAACTAACCGACGCCCAGATCGTGGAGATACTGGAGGCGGTTCCCTTGATCCGGTCATTCTTGGAGTCCGTGGAGAAGGCGGCATTCAAACGACTGGACAAGGGCGAATCAATCCCTGGTCTGAAGCTGGTCCGTGGTCGAGGTAGCCGAAAGTGGGCACTTCCCGAGGATGAGATGGCTGATAAGTTGAAGCGAATGGGTGTCCCGAAGGATGTGATCTATCCTCAGAAGCTGATCAGTGTCGCCCAAATAGAAAAGGTGAATTGGGTGAAGAAGAAAAAAGGAGAGGAGGTCAAGGCATCACTGTCCCCGCGGCAACTCAAGAATATCGAGGAGAACTACGTCACAAAATCCTCGGGTTCCCTGCAGGTTGCCCTGGAATCCGACTCACGGGAAGCCGTGGTGAAGGACGTAAACACCCTCTTCAAAGATGTTAAAACCGAACAGTCAGCGATCCCCGCGTGGCTGCAGTAAGGAGTTAATCATGAGTAACCAGAAATCATCGGGAACCGAAGTGTTCGTTATTGAGAACGTGATTCTCTCGTTCCCCCACTTGTTCGCCCTGGACAACAACGGCAAGTATTCCGCTGCTCTGTTAGTAGACGATGCCACTGCGGGTATTGTTTACCAGAAGGCCCAGGAGTTAGCAGCATCCAGTGAGATGACCAAGAACATGGTCAATTTACCCCAGTTCCGGTGGCCTGTAACCAAGGCTGCCGATAAGATGAACTCACAGGGTGGGTTCGTCTACAAAGGTGACACCCGCGTCGAGAACCTGTGGGTCCTGAGTGCATCGGCACAAGAGGATCGTCAGCCTGCCGTGGTCGATGAGACCCGTCAGCCTGTACTCGACCGGGGTAAAATTTACGCCGGATGTGTGGCTGCTGTGGGTATCCGTCTGTTCACTTACAACACGAAGGGGAACGTGGGTATTGGTGTGGGCCTCCAGGCAGTCATGAAGACGGGTGACGGTGAACCTCTGGGTGGGGATGCCGGGGTCGATGCGGCTACCTTGTTCGGGAATGTGCAGGCTCAAGCCCCCGCCACTCCAACTGGTCTCCCAAACGGTATGCCTGCTCCCGCCCCAGGAACCCCACAGCCACAGTTCGGGCAGCCTACGGCTCCTGCGGCTGCCGGTATGCCAGCTGCGCCGTTCCAAGGGCATCAGCCGGCTCCTGCGGCGCAAGGGATTCCCGGACTGCCAGGGATTCCCGGACTGCCTCAGTCTTAAATCAAGGGGACCTTGGAATTAGCGGAGTGCAGGACACGTCCCGATAAACTGCAATCAGTGCAACCGCCGGGTGGGTGAGAGGCCCACATCTAATAACTATACGAAGAGGGTTTTACGATGAACCACGTCCCCATCATCTATGACTTGGAGACCTACCCCAACTGCTTCCTCGCAGGGTTCATGGACCTGACGGGGAACTGGGGGGTCTTTGAAATCTCCGACAGGCGTGATCAGTCCGATGAATTGATGCAGTATCTCCGGTCCCTACAATCATCCAGCACCACAATGGTCGGGTTCAACAATATCGGGTTCGATTACCCCATTATCCACACTTTCCTGAAGATGGGTCGGGCGACTGCCGATGTTCTCTACAACAAGGCCATGGCGATCATCGGATCACAGGACGGGGATGACCGGTGGGCGCATCAGGTCTACACCAAAGATCGGATCATCCCCCAGATCGACCTGTATAAGATCCACCACTTCGACAACAACGCCCGGAGAACCAGCCTGAAGGCGTTGGAGTTCTCTATGAGGATGGACAATATCCAGGAACTACCTTTCGAGGTGGGCACCTATCTGAATGACAACCAGAAGAATTTGCTGACGGAGTATCTAGAGAACGATCTGAAGGCAACTCTGTCATTCTACAAAGAGACCACCCCGATGATCGAGTTTCGGGAGGAACTGACCCAGAAGTACGGTCGGGACTTCATGAACCACAACGACACCAAGATCGGCAAGGACTACTTCGCCATGCGTCTGGAGCAGGCCGGTGTCGAGTTATACGAGTATGGCCCGGAGGGTCGGCAGCCCAGGCAGACGAAACGCCCCCAGATACATCTGACTCAGGCTATCCTTCCGTGGGTCCGGTTTGAGCAGCCCGAGTTCAACCGGGTACTGGACTGGCTGAAGCAGCAGGTCATCACGGAGACCAAGGGTGTATTCAAGGATTTGACGGCTACTGTGAACGGATTTGAATTTGACTTCGGACTCGGTGGTATCCATGGTTCCGTGGAGTCCCAGGTCGTTGAGTCCGATGAGGAATGGGTGATCATTGATCTGGATGTCGCCAGTTATTACCCGAATCTTGCTATAGCCAACCGATTTTACCCGGCTCACTTAGGGGAACAGTTCTGCACCATTTACCAAGATGTGTATGAACAGCGTAAGGCTCACCCGAAGAAGCAGTTCCCCGCCATCAACGCCATGCTGAAGCTGGCCCTGAACGGTGTATACGGGGACTCGAACAGTCGGTTCAGCATCTTCTACGATCCACTCTACACGATGACGATCACCCTGAACGGTCAACTTCTACTGTGCTGGCTGGCTGAGAACCTGATGAAGATCCCCGATCTGGAGATGATCCAAGTGAACACCGATGGCATGACTGTCAGAGTTCGCCGGGATGCCACGTTCTTGGTGGACGCGGTTGCCGGGTGGTGGCAGAACGCCACCGGGTTGGAACTGGAAGAGGCAGTCTATTCAAGGATGTTCATTCGTGATGTGAACAACTACATCGGGGAGTATGAGAACGGTGGGGTCAAACGCAAAGGGGCATACGAGTACAATCTCCAGTGGCACCAGAACGCCTCTGCACTGGTAGTCCCCAAGGTTGCCGAGAAGATTCTGCTACAGGGTGGGAATATCCGGGATGAAGTGATCCTTCACGCACACGAACCTTACTGTCAGTGGGACTTCATGTTGCGCGTCAAGGTTCCCAAATCATCCCGACTGGTGGTTCATCGGGACGGTGTGGACGAACTGGTACAGAACCTCACCCGGTACTATGTGAGTGATGAGGGCGGGGAACTGGTGAAGATCATGCCCCCGACACCCAAGATGATCCGAGAAGGTAAGACCGAGAATCGGAGGATAGCCGTGCAAAAGGGATGGCGTGTCTGTGTGTGCAATGACATACGGGATGCAAGGGACGATATTAACTACGACTACTATGTGAACGAAGTCGAGAAACTGATAATGGGGTTGAGATAAATGCTAGAAAAAGACATTGAGTCAAGGGTCTGCCGGTACGCCAAGACACGGGGAATCGACCACTATAAGTTCTCATCACCTGCGAGGGCTGCGGTGCCTGATCGAATGTTCGTGACTCCCACAGGGGTTATATTCTTCATCGAGTTCAAGAAGACCGGGAAGAAACCCACCCCGGCACAGGAGCGAGAGATTGCCCGGCTGCGGGGGAACAAGGTCGCCGTGTTCGTGGTGGACACGGTGGACGGTGGGAAATACATCATGGATATGGTTCATCTGGGTATGCCGGTTGATCGGATACAGGGGAGTGGGTTGTGCTAAATCCTGATCAGCTTCACGACTACCAAAAGAAGGCATCCAACTTCCAGTCCACACACCCTCACTCTGCGGTATGGGCCGACATGGGTCTGGGAAAGACCGCGATCACCCTCACCAGCATCGCCCATCTGCTGAATGCCGGGTTTCTGCGTGGAGTCCTTATCGTGGCCCCGATCCGCGTGATCCGACTCGTGTGGCGTCAGGAGGCTCTGAAGTGGTCACACACCAAGCATCTGAAGTTTGCAATGGTGTCAGGTAGCAAAGACCAACGCACCCGTGCTCTGATGCAGAAGGCTGATGTATACCTTATCAATTATGAAAATCTGAAGTGGCTCGCTGACACGCTAATCACCTACTATATCAAGAAGGATCGCCCGATCCCGTTCAACGGGGTGGTGTGGGATGAAATCTCGAAAATGAAGAACAGCACCACGAAGCGGGTATCCGCCTTCCGAAAGATCCTACCTGCATTCGACTGGACTACCGGTCTCACAGGTACCCCGGCTGCCAACGGGTACAAGGATCTTCATGGGCAGTACTTGGTATTAGACCAAGGTGTCCGACTGGGTACCAGTAAGACTGCCTTCACCGAACGGTTCTACTACAAGAAGTCAGCCTACAAGTACGAAGCATTCCCGGACACCGAGGATACCATTAAGGCGTTAATCGGTGACATCACGATGCAGATGTCAGCGGAGGATTACAACCCGCTGCCCGACCTCATAGTGAATGACATTCGGGTTGATATGCCTCAAGGGTTGCGGCGGAAATATGAGGAGTTAGAGAAGGACTTCTTCTTCCAGCTTGATAACGGAACCGACGTGGAGGTGTTCAATAAGGCATCCCTGACGAATAAATGCCTTCAATTCTCGAACGGGTTTGTCTACCCGATCCCCGGCATCCCGAAGTGGGAACACATACATGACCTGAAGCTGGATGCCCTGGAGGACATCATCGAGGAGGCCGGGGGGTCCCCTGTGTTGTGTGCCTACTCATACCGGGCAGATGCAGAGCGTATCATGGAACGGTTTAAACATCTCCGCCCGATCAACCTGACCGACTGCAAATCAGAGACTGCCCTGAACAACGCAATGTCCCGGTGGAAGAATGATGACTGCGCCCTGATGATAGGTCACCCGGCGTGTCTCCACCCGGACACCCAAGTATTGACAAAACGGAATGGATGGGTCAGAATTGTTGACGTTGACCGCGACGATCATGTGTTCGATGGGGTTGAATTTGTATCCCACGATGGTTGCAGTTATTCCGGTTACAAGGAGGTCATCAACGTGTTCGGTATTACGATGACCCCTGACCACAAGATATTGATCAATAACGAATGGGTGGAGGGGCAGCATGCTAGAACTAATAAGAAAACTGCCGGAGAAGCGATTTACCGGGGGAAAATACCGTACACAGGCATCGGTTGTGTGTCTAAAATGTCAGACCGGTCAGATCATGCTTCACCAAAACTATGTAAAGCACAACCGGGAAAACCGGAGTCACTGTCGATTCTGCGTGGGGGAGAATTGGCACCAGATGACCCACACTCGTATCTACCGGATATGGAGGGGTATGAGGGAGAGGTGCAACAATCCAAGGACCGAGAAGGAGTCCCGCAACTACGGGGGACGTGGGATCGCAGTCTGCCCAGAATGGGAGGTATTCGAGAACTTCTACACCGATATGTCGGAAGGATATTCGGACGATCTAACCATCGAGAGAATCAACGTGAATGGTCCTTACTGCAAGGAGAACTGCACTTGGGTTTCAATGTTCGATCAGCAGTCAAACAAGAGGAACAATCGAGTAGTCACTTACCAAGGGGAAAGGATACATCTCGCGGAATTGGTCAGACGGAGCGGGTTCAGCAAGATGATGTTAATCATGAGATTGAATCGTGGTATGACCGGGGACGAAGCGGTAGCGGATTGCGAGAGGTCGCCTTACGGGAAGAGTCGAGATCCGAAGAATATGAAACGACGAGAAAGGCGCATGTCTACGACCTCGTGAACTGCGGTCCACGGCACAGGTTCCTAATCAGGAACACCGAAGGGGAGGTGTTTATTTCCCACAATAGTATGGGGCATGGTGTTGACGGATTACAGAAGAACGGACACATCCTCGTATGGTTCGGCTTGATCTGGTCACTGGATCTGTACCTGCAGTTTATAGCTCGTATTCGTAGACAAGGCCTCGGGGTGCCAGCGATCTGCCATAGGATACTGATGGAGAATACCCTCGACCAAGCGCAAGCGATGTCCCTGGAAGAAAAAGATGAGAGTCAGACCTCTCTCCGTAATGCACTTAAGAAGTATCGACAGATGAAGGAGAACGGATGATGGACGAATACACAATAGATGAGATCGCAGAAGCAATGGAGACAGACCCCTATTATTGGGCTAAATTGTATCAGGAACAGCAGCTACAACTACGTGCGTTCGAGGCAATAGTGGAAGAGTCGAGCCGGATTATCAGGAAACTACGGGAGGAGGTGTCTCGCTATGATCAAAGTGCTACTTGTCGTAACAGCGTGTCTAACGTCCATTGATGTAAACAGGGACCCCGTGGTTCAAGATCCCGTGGAGCAACCACCCCCATCACTGTGCAGGGACTGTGTGATTGTGAAGTGGGCTACCGAGACCTGAATGACTTATCGTTAGCCGAGTTTTCACGAAGTTCCAACTCGATCTCCCGCTGTCGATTTTGGACAACCTCGATGTACTTCTTCAGGGTGTTGATGTACTCTGTTAGCTGATAGAGTTCTGCCCGGATCTCACGGGTGTCTCTGGTTTGGGATGATTCTAACCGAAGAATAGAATTATCATGATCGCCAGCGCGACTCCAGAGATTGCCTCCCAGAGAAACCAGCGCCACGATGGTCGCGACAATAAGGGAGCCAGCAGCCTGTTGCATGACAGCGGCAAGTCGGTTACTCGTCGTCCGTTCGGGGACGTAGTCTTTTGGCGGCTGGATGTTTCCCATTGTTTTTTCACCATTTCAATCATACCTACACGATCCTCACCGGGGTTTAGGGTCAAGAGTACGTCCACTTGAAAGGTCTCGGTCTTAAACCGGGAATCTCGTCAGCGTCATCCAAGTGTAACTGATATTTACCCCCTTTGCACTTATCCCCTTTGCCGGTGAAGCCTAGTTCATACCCCAAACCAAGTAAGGTGTCGTGGTCTTCAATGGGATAGGCGTAATCCGCAGCCCTTCCTTCCCGGTGAGCGGAAGTGTCCGACTTCTCATAGTTCTCACATCGCCAGCCACCACCTTTCACGATGCCGAGAGGTTTACCGTAGGCGGTGCGCAGCATCTGGTTACGTAACAGAGTCCCCTTGTTCATTCTCTCCCGACCACAGCATGGGCAGAAGAACTCCCACGGCTCGAAGTCTTGCAAGGTGATCCCGCAATGGAAGTGTTCTTTGCTCATGACTTTTTTCCGAGGTCTACCCCCAGGTTTTTCAGTGCCCGTTCGCCATACCAGAACCCCATGCTGATTAGGTTAAGCTGCCAGAGCATCGTCATCGTGTCGGGGTCAACAGCACTCGGTCCTTGGATAAATCCGTACAAGAAGAACCCCGCCAACGTGTACGTGATGATGGGTCTGACTGTACCACGTAGTATCTGGACGAATGGGTGAACCTGATCCCCTCGACCTTCATATGCCACGATGAAGTCTCGAAAAGACTGGTCTTGCTTCAAGTCAATGTTTGCAAACTCGTTAGCCATCTCGATTTTAGCCCGAGCCGCCGTTTCCGGATCAGGCCATATTTTGTCTATGACCTTCTCACCGATACCCAACAGAGGGGCGAGTAACGCTAATGGTACAGGCATCTTAAATTACTCCAAGAACATGAAAAATAATATAAATCGGAACAACGACCACGGAAACGATTACCCCTATGACCGCCCACAGAATGAGTCCTAGCTTCCGTTCGCCATCCATCAGCAATGCCCTACGTCAAATTGATTCAGTAAGTGATCGCACATCCACCGCGCCATATCTCCCCTCCATCCGCCTTTCTTTTTCAATCGTTGAAGTCGTGCTGTGAATAACAGTTCCCTAGGTGGGTCGGCGTAAAGCACTGTCCCTACCGTGATGTTCAGGGTTACATCTAAAATGTACCCAACGAATAGCAGTACGTATGCTTGAGCTTTGGCGATTGGGTGCAGAGAATGCCGAACCTTCTTTAGGTTCATCAATGCCAAATAAAAAACCCATGTCATGAGGAACAGCGTATAACCGGATAAAAGTAGAAGTAGTGTTTCCATTATGGCTCCACAAATAAAGGTAGCAACGCCACCACTTCAGTAGGTGACATCTCGTTGATCTGCCCAGCTTGCCATTGAGCCAAAAGGGTATAGCAAGTGTCCCAGCAGTTAGCTCGCCAGTTCCTAAACGCTATAGCTTCACCGTCGAACTTAACCACCGGAGAGCCTACATAAGTAACAGCGGTCAGAATGGAGTCGTAGCCGTAAGTCTTAGCTGTGCTGTCTAACTTATATTGCACTGCGGATTTGATGGCTTCGAGCTTCTCATCAGTGGTGAGGGGGATAACTGGTTCCGAAGAAAAGCTGCCACTAGGCGGATCAATTCCTACGCTTACTATCTCATGGCGCGATCCATCCAGCAGCCAATAGACTTCCCCTCGGTGATCTGGCATAACCGACCACCCGTTATTATATATAGCAACTTGATTTGCCCCTGTTACTGGTGGTACATCATCTGTAGCGTTCGCAGGTGGGCCTAGATACACGGTCGATTCATTAACCTTCGTTTCTTTTGGGTCAACCAGGGCATATGTAGCCCCTAAATATTCTCCGGTTACTGGGTGGTAGTTGTAATAGGTAGGTGCCGACATATCAATCTCCGATTAATATTTAATGCAATACATAAGCGCGATATTTCGTGGACGGGTTTCACTAACACCCGTTGTGTCTGTGCTAGCGGTGTTTGCTCCTGGAGATTGTCCGCTCAACTGCACGTAACTTGTCCCACCGTTCAGGGATGTGTTGTTTGTCGCCTGAGAACTACTAAAGCCGTGGCTGTGACTCTCTATAGCTCCACTCTGTGATGAGCCAAGCGTTCGTCCACTATCCGTCCCCTTTCCGTGATCCCATCCACGAATAAACTCTCCCCTGAGGTCTGGGATATTGAATGTTGTTGAGCCATCACCAGTCCCGAAGGTAGTCCCTATCGCAGAAAATAGATCTGAATAGGTAGATCGGCTTATTGCCGTGCCATCGCATTCAAGATATCCAGAAGGGGCGCTAGACATTGCGAAAGGTAAAACCGAGCCAGCAGGAATTCCCATAGAAAGAGCCGTGATCGCCTGTTTGACTCTAAGAGGTGACATCGATCGCAAGGCGGTCTCTGACCCAGCCTCCATTTCTGCCTGGGATGCTGCAGTCTGGGCTGGCTCATAGGTTCCTGAATGATTATGATTACCTGCTGCAACTTGATCAGCACCTGTACCCACATCACCATTGGCGTTCAGGTTTTCGTAGGTAACTGCACCCACCTGAGTACCTGTATCACTTAATGCAACAGCTTCAATAGCGTCACCTGTAGAGTTGAACTTCAGGAAATAGTTTGCTGTCGGTGTCGGGATCTCATTACTTACCCCAGAATCCACGGATAGGGGGAATCGAATAGAACGACTTAACTCCTCCTGCTGTTGTTGGTCGATCATGGTCAGCTTGTCCAGGGCTTCCTCATGAGTCTCAGCTGGGAAGGGGTCGTTGGCTACATAGTCGGTTTCTTGGGTCAGTGATATGTTTCTACTGATGATCAGGGTCTCCCCGGATGCCGGGGCCGTTAGCATCGTGACGGTACCCGCGCTCCCGGTACCCGCCCCTACTAGGGTGTATTCGGTGGTGATCGTCTGGGTAGTCTCGACGCCGGTTGCGTCAACCACCAACGTGACCAATATGTGAGCATCGTCAAGGAACACAAAACTGGTGGAAAAGTCGGTGGTCGAGCCGTTACCCGCGTAGGATACCTTGTTGGTTTCGCTGGAGACTGTCATTGGTCATCCTCGGTTGAATCTTTCAGAGAAATCATGCCACTGGTGATAAGATAGGAGTGCATTTGAGCACCCAACTTTATACGTTGAGCTTGATTTGTCGGCTGAGTTAGTAACAGTTTAGCCAAATCTTTATCAATTGTCGCCCTCATCAACACCTCTCTGACTTTTTCGGCTGGTACTTTCTTGAACACCGACTGCCCGAACCTCGAACCAGCACCGGCAACCAGGATGCCGTGCCCTTGCGCACTACCTCCGAACAGTTTAGTGGCACCGACTGCGCCCGTGACCCTGGACATCAAGTCCACCATCATATCGTAGGGACTATTTATGTCATCCACCGCCATTCCGGGTCTAAAAGTTGACTCGATCCGGGCTGCCTCAAGCAGCAGCTTTTTGCTTCTATCCAGATCCCCTGCATCCATCGCCCCGGTTTTAACCATCAACTCTGCCAGACTTGGTTGCCCTTCCCTAATCGGGTCAAACATCACTTTACTGAATTTGCTCAACGACAACCCCTGCTGTCCTGTGGTAGACGCAGATACAGCATAATCATAAATTGATGCCTTCAGTCCATCCAGAGAATCCTCGTTTTTTCCAGCAAGTCTCACCAAACCCGACATCGCTTTGATAGGTTCTTTGCTCTTGATCGCATTCCTCACAGCGTCCACTGGATGTTCGAATTCCAACACCTTAGCGAATGCTGCTTTCTGTGACACCAGTTTATTTACATTGTTGACCGAGTTTTCCAAATCCGACAACGCTTTTGCGGAGGACAATGCTTTTGTTAAATCAGCCTTTGCTTCGGGGAACCTGTTTAACAACTCAGAATGGTTCCTCACGAAGTCGGATAACTTCTTCTGACTCAGTTTCCCGGTAGCGGAGTCAATGGATTCAGAGGCCATTATTCGGATCATCCTCTCCTGGGAGTCAATCATCGTGTCAAAGGTTTGCAGGGACTCAGCACTTTCACGGTTCATACTTTTCAGGAAAGTCGTGGCATCCTCAAGCTCCTGCATTTTTAGTGAAGCAGCCTCCCGTCCTCCCGACATTGCTTTTCGCAGCATGAGTTCCGGGGATACTGTCTGACCGTAGGCGGAGTCTGCCAACGCCTTACCCACGAAAGATCGCTTGAAAGTTTCGTTCAGCGCACGGGAGAAGAACCGAGCCTCGTCATAGACTTCTGCGACATTGAACCCTCCGGGCACCGAAGGGATGGACACGTTTTTCAGTTTGGCGTCCAAATCATCAAGTACGGAGTCAGCCACGATACCGAGTCTCCGAGCCACCGAAGGCTTGGCGTTTGCCCCTTTCAGCACATCCCGTTGCAACTCCAGCACACGGCTGCGGAAAAGAATCATCTCACCTGTAGTCAGTGGAGTCTTGTCTTGGATTACCCGTTTCGCAAAAGATAGGATCTCACCCATCCCTTCCACACTGGACAACTTCGTGGTGGAAGGTAGCTCCGCTTTCAGTGAGCGCAATGTTTCCACAAAATTATCACCCGACATCTGCATGTCCTTGGGTACCCTTCCCCACAGTTCAGACTCAACCTTGCGGGATTCTCTGAGGGCTGTTCCCACAGCTTCTCTGGCTTTTGTGCTGATCTCAGCAACAGCATCTGGGGTGTCCCGTGCTATCTGCTGCGCGGCGGAAAGGGCCTCTCCTTCAGCCGCTTGTAGACGAGATGACAACACCATAGAGAAATACTGCTTCTTCAACCGTGCAGCCTCTCTTAAAGCAGAAGGGTCTCCGATATTATGCAGGGCGCCGATCATGTCCTTCACCGCGTCCAAGCCTTCGGTTGCCATTCTCCCTGTCTCAGCGCCGAAGTTAGCACTGTACTCCCCTAGTTTCTTCTGCATGGCAGCTAAAGCCGGAGAGCCTGTGAGTTGAGCAATCGTTTGGTTGGTACCCGTTAAGTTGGATTCCTTCAACATTCGTGCCAACATGACAGGATCTTCCCCCGCATCGGTCACGATTTGTTGAAGGATTCGTGCAGCCTCATTCTGCCGGGATGCAGGGGATAGCGTTTGAGAGACACGATCCCACACCTGTTTAGTGAGACGACCGCTGGTCGCCAGGAGTCTGGATGGGTTAAACAATCCGCCAGCAACCTCGGCACCCAGTCGCACCCCTCCTTCACCGGGGGCCAGTTCTTCCGCGATGGCACCTCCAGCAGCAGCACCTCCAGCAGAAAATCCTTCTGCTGTCATGAATGCTTTAGGGGAGGAGCGGATTGTATCTAACATCGAATTGGTCCACTTCCCAACGAGTGTTTTACCTTCAAACGATGCCCCGCGTAGAGCGGCATTCATCGTCATCGTGGTTGGCACTGCGGAACCGAAGAACACTTCCCCCGCGATGCCTGCAGGTCGAAGATCCGGTGGCAGATCATCAACAGAGTTGACCGCAAACGCGGTATCAGTACCAGGGATATTGGTTTCGGATAACACTCTGCGACCCTGATGTCCTATTTCTCGACCAGCAAATGCACCTACCAACCCACCACCAATGCCGCCCAATGCTGTCATCGCAGGGACTCCGGTCTGAGCACCGGCTTGCATACCAACACGGGCGCCCACGATCGCACCACCTAAAAGGGAGCCGCTTTCGACCATCTCACCAGCACCAGCCTGACCCGCAGCACCGCCCATCGCTACAGCAGTGGGACCCTGACCAACAGGCTCCAACATACTGTCAAAATCATCTGCCGGTGCCGCACTCCCGTCCACCGGGATCAGCATTTGGTCGAAATCGTTAAAAGACTGGTTATTCTCCGGCATTCTGACCTCTCTCTGGGATGCGGTACTCTTTGCCATTGGGTCCGATGATAATCGATCCAGGCGGGTAAGACATCGCCTCATCAACCGTCTTCACTCTTGGTGGGATACCCAAACGTTCCCGGAACTGTTGGATGCCGACCGCAACCCGCATTGCCTGCATCCGATATTCTGCATCCAGTTTCATATCAGATGTATTCTTAATGGCATCATTGTACCTGGCCACCAGTTGGTCATCCACGGCCAGCAACCGCTCTTTATAGGCAGTAGGATTGTCGATTAGTGAAGGTTGGATGGAAATCTCCTCCTTGATGTTCACCCTCTCACCCTCAGCATACCTCGGGTTGTTCTGGAACACGTTGACCAGTCGGTTCTGTAATGCAGGGATCATTGTTCTGGCTCGGTTTGCCGCCCCAGACCCGATCATACCTCCGATGTTCTCTCCCACCACAGGCAGCCGACCAACCTGCTGCCGAATAGCCGGGAGGGGCCCTGTCACGTTACCTGCACCTGCGGCAGCCCACAGTGTCTCCTCCGGGGGCACAGTGGGTGCCTCCCCACTCAAATCCAAGAACTTATCAGTTGCTACTTCCGGTGTCTGTTCAACCTGCTCCCCTGTAGCAGCCTGACCCCCCGGGATCGGAATACCAGCACGACGGGCTGCTTCCAGAATGTGTCTGGCCGGGGTTCTGCGAATGGTTTGGATGTCCCCTGTCTGGGGGTCTTTGTACTGTTGGGGTTTCATGTATTCGTTCAGTGCGGACTCAAACATCGTGACTTCCCGCTCATCAGCCAAACCATACGCCACTGCGTTAGCTGAGTCGTTCAGGATATTTAGGGACTGCCCAATGATTCCTTTACCGAAGTCAGGTTGAGAGGATTCCAGTCCAACGATGTTTTGCTTTTCATCTTGCGTTAGCTGCCGACCCAACACGGTCTCCGCGTCCCTCACTTTATCGGCGTAAGACTGCGGGCCTGCTGTGGGTGCTAACCCGGCCAGCCTCAGCCTTTGATCCTGTGTGATCTGCTCAACAGGTACACCTAATATTTGAGCCGTTTCCTGCAGCTTCTGTAGACCCTTGTTATTTTCAATCTCGTTTTCCCTGCGCTTCTTAACCACTTGCAACTTCATCGACCGCATATCGGAGGCAGACATGGAATCAATCACCAATGGTGATGACAGTAACTGATCCACTTGACTCAAGTCCCCCTGGATGAGCAGGGTCTGGACACCAGACTTCAATATCTCACCGCGACCAGTCAGTCTGTGGGCAGTCTGCTCCTCTTCACTCAGGGCACCTGACATCTGATCGACTTCGGCGTCCCATGAACTCATGTGCTCCATTATCAGGTCTGGTGAAACACCTGCCTGACTGGAGAGAGTCTTTCTGACTGATGATATGTGGTCGTTAATCAACGCCTTCTGGGATTGAATTGCCGTTTTCGAGGCCGTCCCCGCGTGACTCCCACGCGCCTGTTCCAACATCGCTTCAAGCTGTAGTCTGCTGTCCCCGCTTCCCCCATGACCCTGAAGAAGCTCATCTCTCTTCTCCGCCAGAGCCTCACCGTAAGATGATAGGACTTGGGGGTCTGTGAAGTCCTGTTCCGCTTGGATCTTGGTTAAGTTATCTCTGGCAAACGTGTCGTATTCATTTAGGGCACGAACACGTTGGATCGTATCAATCCGGCTCTGCTTCTTCTGTTGAACCTGTTGGATCTGATTGACAGCATCAGCCATGTCACCAAAGGGACTCGCTCCGAAGTCCTGCGCAGTAGCCTGCCGACCCCCAATGGAGCCTTGAGCAGTTGTTTGTTGGGTGTATTCTCTGATTTTTGGCATCAACTTGTCCTATTCATTCCGTAACTGGATGCACCGGATAACAACGAACTGCCTGCTTTAAAGTATGCACTAGACATCGCATTCTTCCCTTTCGACCGTTCCAGCGTCGCTGTGTTCTCGTATCCCTGCGCCTTCAGATCACCAGCGTACAGTATATTCTGACGATCCAGTTCGGCCTCCATCGCGGATTGTTCGATAATATCCAAGGGAGAGCCTTCCAGTGATACCCCTGATGCACCGTACCCCGCTCTTACCGCACCAATACGTCTGCGCGACTCTCGATCTTGCGCTTGTGCATTTGCTGCTGCCTGTTGTCTTGCGGCGATTGCGTTGTTGTTGGCAACGGCAGCGTTATATTCAGCAGCATTTTTTTGCTGGCGACCTTGGGATATCGCACTCATCGCCGAGACCGCCATGCTTACTATAGTTAGCACAGCCATTTACAAAACCCTCGCATATAATGCACAGTCCTTACCATCTGGAGTATAAGCGCGGCGGCGCTCACACTCAAGCTCGAACCCCAGCATCCGTGCCCATCTGTGGGCTTCTGGGAAATCGCAGTCCACATCCATTTCGATACGGCGGTAAGGGGCGATGCTCAAGTACCTTTTAACCGCTCTGGTGATATGTATCATTCGGGAACCTACATTGCGTGATATATAAGCCCACACCAAAGCTCGATTGGGTGACAGTTCTGTAGCTCCAGCACACCCTAATATCTCCCCGTCGTCTATGGCCGTAAATCCGTCTTTCTCCAACTGCCTCATGACGAAAGGGGTCAACATCTCTTGGAATCCTTCTTGTTGGTTCTGGATGAGAATGTTCATCAAGTGTTCTCTCTTAAAAGGCACGACATCCATTATCGATCCTGGGTTACAAGCTGCGGGAAGATACCCAGTAGGGTGAACGGTAGCGGCTGATCCTGCCGGAAATACATGTAACCTTCTTTCTCATATCCACCGTTCCACGCCACGGACTTGTCCCCGGTGAATAATGCAGGAGGACTCCCCATCGCGTCAGCAGAAGTTCTAAATGGTAAAACTTCCAGTGTTGATGTGGAAGGTCCAAACTTTAAACCAAGGGTTTTATAAAGTCGTATGCCTACCCGATGGATTCGTTTGGTTTTACTCTGAGCAGTCCCGTCTGCAGCACCCGCTTCGATTCGCAAGGTCTGTATGTTGGATATATACTTCAAGCCTAGATGGACCACACTTGATGATCTAGCCAGCGTAACACTCCCACTTGTTACTACGACATCGGGATGAGTAGATCCATCGGATAACACTTGCAATGTCTCTCCTTCCAGGTGGTCAAGACCGCTAATACTTGTTGTTGCTGTACTGTCGTAAGTCAGCCCACAGTCCACGAAGAACGCGTCCTCTGTGCCTGTATCGTCGAACTTGGGGGTCATATATTCGACATATCGCACAGTCCCCCCATCCACTGTTCGTTTAACAATTAGCCACAGTTCGTCGGCTGTTTCATCCGGGGTTGGAATTACGGCTACCGATTCCACCACGGCGTCACCATTACCAAAGGACCCACCGAGGATATGTCGATGCCAACCAATCACATCCTGATCCCGTTCATACGTTAATCCCACAAGTTGACCGTCAGCCCGGACAAACCAGACTACGGACTGAGGTTCTTGTTGATACGAGAACTGCGTCACACCTCCCGCCAAAACGTGTTCTGCCAGGATGGTCATGTCCGGTGAACGGAACCCGTCCACCTCGTAAACGTAGGCCAGTTCTCGCACCTTCCGTCCCGCTCGCTGTACATACAGGGCAGATTTGCCGGCCCGGAGTGCCTGAAGGTTATCGCTTCCGTAAGCAGTCGATCTCTTGGCTGCGACATTAGTCGGTGTGATAGCCTCTTGCAGAGAAGAAGGTCTTACGATCCATTCCCCCGAGGTTGTTCCTATCAGCAGACCCTTCTCATCGTCAACCATCCACCGAATGACGTTCACGTCGTTCGCGTTTAAAGTGACCGCTACAGCATTGTCATCTGCAACCAGTCCATCTGTTGCGGAAGGGGCGAAGTTTTCATAATCGCCCACTACACTCATATCTACTCGTTGGGGAGAGTAGTCACCTCCAGCAAAACATAACCGGTCTTCAAAGAAAATGCAGGTTGATGGGTATCCGGTGGTATCACTCCACAACCCTAGTCGCCAGTCTGTCACGGCACCAGTACCGCCTAGAGTGCTGATTACTGTAGCGGTGACATGAGTGGTATCTGTGTATGCCGTGATTTTAGCATACCCCCATGTTGATGAGTGTTTCAAACGCACCAACCGGTCCACGTCTGTTGAAGCGAATAGGGCGGCACTGGCCGTTAAAGTAACAGACCCTGTAGTAGCGGAGGGGGTGATGGTCGTGGTACCGACGTTGGTCACCAAATACGGACCGTCGAGGAAATTGATCGTTGTCAAGGTCCAAGAGGTATGACCTGTCCGACTTAATTTACGTGGAGTATAGTCGGGATGTGTGATATAGATCACATCCGCAGACTGGGTGACTTTCAACTGGAATAAATCAGCTTCGACATAAGGGGTGCTGATCTCATAGGGGGAGCCCCCACTCTCGATTTGCCCCCGGTCCCTGTAAAATCGAAGATACTGGTCTCCGAATTCTAGGATATATGCTTGTGTTACTGAGAACTGGAACGAGACTAGTCTTGTGGACTTAGAACTGGTCTTAACCTCGGCTACATACTTAGTACCCGATCTGCGCATCATCCCACCTTGCACCAGCGGAATCATGTTCTCGACTATCTTGGCAGCATTTCGGTACTTGTCGAACCGTACCTGGGCAGCCATCAACTCAGAAAACTCTCCTGCGTTAAATGACTCTTGGCTGGGAGATGCCTTCATTACAACCTACTCGTTATCCAAGAGCCGTCTGGGGCCTCCACAGGAGGGTTCTCGAATGCGTTGTGCTTTCTTGCTTCCCGAATACTGTCTTGATATTCCTGCATTGCCAACTGCCGTTTAGCATTACTCTGGGTTAATTGTTCACACATCTCCATCGCCAATCGAGCAGATAGGGCTTCGATGAACAGGGCGTCGAACTTGTTGGGATCGGTTACCCGGCTGACGTATCGTATCTCCAATGGTGCATCGTCATTGGTACGAATAAACCCATCTTCTAGTTTCCAGTCAGTCATGTAGACCTTTTCACGATGATCCGGTGGGACCAATTTTAAATAGTCGCTTGGTAATGGAAACTGGTTGTCGTACCCGAAGAGAGGGGACGTTGAGGACGCGGCCAGACTTGCCCTTTTTATGGAAAATGACCACCAATGTGAGCGCAGCAGGGCGTCTCTCACCGGCTTATAAGCGAGATTACAAGCCCTACCTTCGGTACTGTCCTCCGTCAACGATAATATGGAAGAGGCACCCAGTTTTTGTAACGCTCTATTACATATTCCAACCTCAGATGCCATAGGTCACCTACGCGATTGGGCTAGTTTCGGTCGTTTTGAGATGGTTCATGATTGCCTCAAGACCGAGGATCACATCGAGTTTAGTAGTGTAGATTGAGTCAGCAACTCGCAACTCGATTGCTTCACTTGAAGTAGATGCACCTTCAGTGACCTCGTGAGTCATCTCCTCACCCAACACTACGGAATAAAACTTGTCGGCCATGATAGCCTCCTATTAGTGGAAAAAGAGGGGGCCGAAACCCCCTCCGATCGGGTTAGATTACGTATTCCACCCAAACAACCATCGTACCGGTAGCCGCCGCAGACGCGGATACTGCTACAACATCATAGTCACGATTAGTGTCTGCTGACAGACCCAGTCGTTCCCACAAAGGCTCCTCGGCCTCTGCGATCAATGTGGCACCACGTTCAAAGGTGATCTCGGTGATACCTACTGCTGCAGTGGCCACATCAAGCGCCGATGCGAAGAAGTCTTGATCTACTACCGCACCACCGTTACCAGTGGTTTGATATAGACCGACGTTCATCGTAACACCGGTACCGAGGTCGTCACATGAGTAGAAACACCGTACCATCTTTGCATTCGATGGAACATGACAGAACCGATAAGTAGACCCCGCATCACCTCCAGCACACTCGACCTTGCCGTAGGCGCGGCGAACTGTGCCGGGGTTAGCGGTAGTCAACACCACAGGAGTGGCGTCTCGATTGGTAATTACACCAGAGTTAAGATCTTCTGTTGCCATGATACTCTCCTAATTATGCCCGGTAAGACTCGATAGCGTACACCTTGTCTTCTTCAAGACGGGTGGCACCAGCGGTCATTTTAGTGTAAAGCTGCCAAGGTTCCCCTTGCAGGTCATTACGCCGGGAGATGGAATTGTTGATATCATTCCAAAGCCCCAGATACATACCAGACTTGACCCACACCGGAAGGGTTACTTCGTTGGTGCCAGCCAGAGAGGTCTCGATCTGCTCACAGTGGATGAAATTGAACCCCAAGAACTGTTGGACCTTACCATCGACCAGAACTGGTCTGGAGTTGAAGTCCGTGCTGATCACCTGGATCTCGTTCAACAGGGAAGCATGGTCTGCAGCGGTGATACCGATGAACACCTCTTCCATGTCGAAATCGACGAAGTTCGCCATCATCAACTCTTTCACAGCCTTAATCTTAGCGACGTTCAGTTTTGAGTTCGCACCACCAACGGCAACATCCACCTCGTTCGCAGCGGTGAAGATGGTCGAAGTGCTACCAGTCTCGCCGGTCTTGGCGGTGCCGGTGAAGGCCGCACAGATCAGCTTATCGAACTGGCGACCTGCGGCCATGACAGCGTTTGCCACGTAGGCCGAAGACGGGTCGGTGATCAGGCGCAACTTGTCGAACTCGTCGATAAGTTGAGGCAGATCGAAGTCCGACGGGAAGACCCACCGACGATCCGTGGCCGCGTCAACGCGGGGCATGGCGTTAAATCGACCCGATACCGGCTGCATCTCAACAGCGCCAAACTGATCGACCGGGGAAGCTTGCTTGCCAACATGGGAACCCATGGTCACCGCGTTGCGGAGTTTGGACCCCTTCTGCTGAAGCAGGAGTTGGATATTCGTGCTGTACTGCTGCACGTAATGTGTAGGGATATTTACAGACATTTCAGTCTCCTAATGATAATACAAAAGATTGCGACCCTTTTAGGCGATCACATTCCCTGGCGTGTCCTCATCAGGAGAGGGGCCATCTGGTTGTTTCCCTTGGGGGCCTCTACGCTTACCGCGTCTGGGCGTGTCCCTGGTATTACTCACATCATTGCACAAGATACCTTCATCGTAAAGCTTTCGTGCAACTTTAATTACCTCGCCAGCCATATCATCTACAGACGGGCTGACGAGAGTTCGTGCGAGTTCAAGGCATCGCATTCTGGTGTCGTGAACGGCGTTCTCAGACATCGGGGTATGCAGCCTTCATCAGTTTCTCCATCTCAGCACGGGCTTCGATGTTTCCAGCAATGTATTTTGACGACCAATCCTTGTCACCCTGAAGCTGCTTGATCCGAGCCTGAGCACCTGCTGGGGTGAGCTTACCGTTAAAGTCACCATTACTGTTTCCGCCTGTAATGAAGGTGTCTTCACCCAGTTTGGAACCAATATTCGACATGAACTTCATTAGACCATCGAACCCCAGGGCCTTCTCCATAGCGTCAATCTGGTTCTCCTGTAACCCGAACTCACGGGCAGCGGATTTAGCCTTGTCGATCTGATCATCGTAGGCTTCCCCCCACTCCTTCCGAAGCGCAGCATCCTGCTGTTTCAGGTTCTCCTGGTACTGCTCAACCTGTGACTCACCCTGACCGGCAACGTAGTCATTCCACTTCTCGTTAATAACCTTCGCTTGTCGATCCGTTAAACCCGCCTCGTGGAACATGGTTTTAGCAAAATCCGCAAACTCAGTGGGTTGACCCTCTGGCACCTGCAGTTCGTACCCATTAGCATCCGAAGGCCGTCCCAGCTTGGTGTAGAACTGATCCAGTTCTACTTTATCCGCCTTGTCGAAGTCAGGCAGGGTTAACAGTTTTTCGTGGGGGGTGCCCACGTATTTCTCTGCGTTACGGAAACCTTTGACAGCGTTCTCAAGGGCTGCCGTTGGGTCCAGCTTAGTTAGACCCCGATTCTCCATCCAGCCTTGGGTATCTTCATCGAACCCTGCGTACCACGATTGATCGCTGGTACCCGTATCTACACTTGCGGCACCAGTATTGGCACCACCGTCCCCGGTCTCACCGGAGGTGATTGCTTCTTCACTCATTTCTGTATCTTCCTTTGTTGTGGAATATGCAACTCAGTCAGTTGCTCTTCTGTTAGATCAAGATGCTCCTTGATCCTCAACCATACTTCACGCCTCCCCTCCATCAGCGCCGATGCGCGAGCGTCAGGGTGGAAACATGATTCGTGTGCTCTACAAAATTGGGCTAAGTCCTGCAATACAGTGTCCCCGGCCACGCCGCCAAACGTCAGCTTGTAGGCCCGTTGTCGGCCAGACAGGAAGTTGCGCGCCCTCTCCAGCACACTCATGTGGGTGCTCCAACACCCGACTTCATCATCGCGGCCACCGATGGGCCTGCGTCAATGAGTTGTTGTGTCTCAGCCTGCTGCTGGCGACCTTGGCGTTTCTGCTTCACGTCATCCTCACTGGTGAGGAAACGAACCGGCATAGCGTTCACATCGGCCAGATATGGAACAATCTCATCAAAGTTGAACCAGTCCATGGGTGACGGATCCTGAGCCTGAGCCGCGATCTCTGCAGCCCACTGGATTGTTCTCATGGTGCCTGCACCTGACTCAGCTTTCTGTGCCCGAGATAAGGGGGAGTCATACTCGATCTTATACTCACCCTCAGCCTCAATCAGGACTTGGGGCATCGGCGGCAATTTACCTTGGCGGCTCAGAATATCGAGTTCCCGTTCAATCATGGGTCCGAGAAGCTCAGATTGCTGTCTGCCCATCGTCGGGGCCAATAGTGCCCCTTTCTCCCTGGCTCTCTCCATGACCTCTGTAGCGGTCATCTGAGGCGTGTCCACAAGGATCTGGAACAGGGTGACAAGGAAGGCATCATTAATCACGGCCCTCTCATCGTTCATCATCTCGTTGGCTATTGCCAAGCTGCCGGTGGGTAGTGTTTGGATCAGGGATCGACCTTGCTCGTTCACACCACCGTAGTTCAGGGCACCAGGGGCCATACTGAATGAGTCCAAAACCCCATCGTCATACGCAAGCAGCACCGGGTCTACAATTCGCTGACCCTGCTTCAGAACTGTCTTCTTCTCGGCATTCAGGGTCTTGATGGCCGGTAAAACCTGCATCGCCGGACTACGACCGTATAGTTCACCGGGAGTAGTGACATGACGACTGACAGGCATCGGGAAGGTTTCATAACCCCCTTCCTTCAGTACGGCTCGACCTTCTACTGAAACATAGATTGATCTGAACGGCATACCCCTGAAGTCAGCCCTATTCGTTTCCATCTCATCGTTTGGACGAATACAGTGGATAACTTCGTAATTTTTGTCAGGGTTGTTATCTGCGTTCTCTGCGATACTTTTTGGTACAGCGTCTCCGAACTGCTGGATCATCTGACGAACTGTCATGGGGAACCGACGATACGCGGTATCTACGATACCTTGATGATTGGTGCAGAAGAACACCTCACCCAAGAACATAGATTTATATCGGATACCGCTCTTCCGCCCACGCACGATCAGGTCATCGACAAACATGCTACCTGTGCCAAACGCCCCCAACGACATGTAAATCTCGTGAATCTGGGATGCGAAGTTGGCGTTCGGCATGTAACGGTACTTGAACAGTAGTCGATTTACTTCGTCAAACCATAACCGAACCTCCCGCATCTTCATTAGATCGGGGTTGGTCGCGTTTAGCTGGTGCCATATCCCATTCCGTGGAGTCAACATGGACTCCATGGCAGAGGCGAACCGGGTCAGGGCAATCGAGGCGGTTGAGTCGAACTGCTCTTGGGTGCGTTTTTCCCCTTTAGAAGCGTCGGCGTAGTTCCCCGCTTCAAACAGGGTGCTGTAGCTGGGCCATACCCGTTCGGCCACCTCTTCCCAGTGGGACTCCCAGTTAGACCGGTTCCCTTTGAGTTGATCGGCGCGCTTAATTACAGCGTCTGCTCTGGAATCTTGACCCAAGTTATCAGCCATTTCTATGATCCCAGTAGTTTCTTACGTGCGGTTTCTGGTTCATCAGAAACCTCACCGGCTAGAATAGTCGATGCTCGACCCTGTGCCAACTGACGACGTTTTCTCTCTTCTGCAGCAGCGGCCTGCACTGACGCACTATCCTGAGTGGGTGCCGGAGGTGGAGGAGGTGGAGGAGTGGGACCGCCCCCACCGAATAGACTGGACATAGATTCGTCTCCTATTGTGATTAAATGAAACGTAGCATCAGAGCACTGGGGCGTCAAGCCCCTTCGCTACAGGGGTTCTGCTTCTTCTTGCTGCCCGAATGTCTCTCCGGGCTACCGGTTCTGCAAAGGTTAACACTAAGGCGTCCCCATCATCCGGCGACCGTCCAATGCGTTTTTTCAACTCGTCTTTCCGCTCCAGGATAATCTTATCACGGGAAGCGCCGTACTCCTTATATTCCACGGCAGTCAGATCCGTGTACAAATCGGGGTCTTTATCAATACAACCCCCATCAACCAACCAGTCTCTGAGAAAGGCATACATATCTGTCCGTTTATAGGCATATTCGTCACGGGTTGACTTTCCCCCAAATGCCACTTCTCGGGTTCTGTATTTCATGCTCTTCAGGATCTCAACCACCGCAGATCCCATACCCTGATCGATAAACACGGCATCCGGGTTGTATTTGTCCATCAACCACGCGATCTTCCTGGCCGATTCCATAAAGGTGGGGGCTTTCCACTTGGTCGGGGGTATGCTCTTGGCATCTTTGCCCTGGCGGAAACGTGCCACACAAAAGTCATTGTTACCACGACCGATGTCCACTCCCATTATTAATGGTGCGTCAGGATCATAAAAGGGTTCTCTCTTCTGGGCTTCAACTACCACTTCCCGAGAGATGAACTGTGCATCACCTTGCCTGGGGAATTGTCCCTTCACCTCAACACGGGCTGGATCGCTGTCTTCTCCGTGCATCTCGATGATACGATTGTAGACCGACTGATCGACGCCTTCCACTGTGCGACTGTCAATACTTTTGGTTTGCCAGAATCCCGCGTTACTATGGAAGCAATCGAAGAATCGACCGCTTGCCCTTCGAGGGTTCGAGTAGCATATCCATAATCGCATCTCAGCCAAGTCCGTGAAGAACCCGTCGCTCACACTCCAAATGTTGTCAGGGATGCCCGACGCTTCATCCATGACCAGCATCATGCCAATCATACTGTGGGCCCCCGCGAAGGCGTCCGGGTTCTCCTCGCTCCATGTCTGAGCGTCGGCGTAGTAGTATTGGGTGTCAATCTTTAACTGTTTTTGTAAAAGCTGTGCAAACCATGACGCCGGTCGAACACTGGTTGCGCTCTTGTCGAACCAGTGGCTGTTCAAACCCATCGTGATCCATTTACCCACTTCAGCCATTGTTCTTGACCGTAGCTGAGCTTCCGTGTTGGCTGTGATGATCTCAGTCCCGCCCCACCACGTACTCATGAACCAGTCTGATAGCATTCCAACACCCGCCGACTTCCCGATACCACGACCACTTGATCTGGCAAGGTATAACGGAGTCGGTGGTAGTCCGATGCGTCGCTTCTCTTGATCTAACTGAAGATGGTCGGCAATACGCATCATGTCATCACGTTGCCAGTTCCTCGGCCCCTCGAACATCTCCAGAGGGGTCTTCTCTACTCCCCACGGGAAATTGTATAGTGAGAATGCGTAGGGGTCGTACTTGAACTGAAGCAGGTCCTTCATTAACTCCTGTTCTTTGGAACTGGGTTGTTTCTTCTCCATTAGTTCATGATCCTACCAATGGTAGTCATACCCATCTTGGCACGCCCACCGCCTCCTATGTTAGAAGGCACCTCGACGCCGATGATACGTCCTGTGGTTTCCGTAACAGCCCCTGAGCCTGTGATGACGCGGGAACCTGCCCCAGAGAGGGTTCCTGTTAATTCAGTCAATGATCCCGATCCTGTGATGACGCGGGAACCCGTACCAGAGAGTACACCAACCAACTCTGTCATTGACCCCGATCCGATAATCTCCCGGATACCTGATCCTGATACAACACCCACTCCTTCCGCGATCGCACCTGTGCCAGTAACGACATTCCCAACCGTTCCTGAACCGGATATGACCCCAACCAATCCTGCTAATGATCCCGACCCGGTGACTTCTCTTGTGGCTATTCCTGCAATAGCGCCTACAGTCTCCACGATCGTACTTGACCCGGTTACCCCTCTAACCCCTGATCCGGATACAACACCAACCCCCTCCGTGATTGCCCCGGTGCCGGTGACTGTACTACCACCACCCGTTGCTAATATTATTCGACTCGGGCGCATGGGTTAGGCCGGGATTAAGAATTGATATGGATTTCTATCTAAACTGATTAATGCAGCATCTGGCAGATATCCAGTATGTATATACACG